GATGCAGTGGATAGAGCAAAGGTTATTGTGGATTGCGATCCTAAGTTGGGAAGCCTCTTTAGACGTTCGTTTCCGAATGCGGAGGTTCATGGAACGCGGCGCGAAGAATCCCCTGATTGGTTCTGTAAAACTCCTATTGACTACCGTTGCGCGATTGGTTCTCTATTCCATCTATTTCGCGCTGATGATAACGACTTTGCTCGTAATCCTTGGCTTGTGGCTTGTCCTGAGCGTCGGCGTATGTGGCGAGCTTTGTTTGACTCATATCAAAAGCCGGTTATCGGCATCTGCCTGAAGTCAGGAACGAAGAAGAACAACGCGGCTGGACGAGAGATTGATATTGGCGAGTTCTATCCGCTAATGAGTACCGTAGATGCGGTGTATGTCTCTCTTGAATATAAAGGTGATGATCCTGAAGAATTGAAGTCATTCCCGTTTGCTACTCGTTCTAATGACTACGACGATACGGCGGCGATGATTAGCGAACTTGATGCGGTTGTGGGGATTTGTACAACGGCAACGCATTGTGCTGATGCTCTTGGAGTTCCTACGTGGAGTCTCGTACCTAAGAAACACAATTGGCGGTTTGCCGGTTCGGTTCCGCTTATGGCTAATCAGCATTTCGTCATGCAAGGCGAACGAAGCTGGAAAGACGTAATTGCTCAAGTCGCAAAAGAGGTGAAACATGGGCTTGCTTGATACCATCCTATCCACGATTGACGCTAAGAAGCGATCAGCAAAACGCGGCATCATGGATATGCTCGATAACCCGCAACAGTGGGCTGATATGCAGGCCAATCGTATTCAGGAAGACCGCTACGGCGGCGCTGAGAACGCTAAAGCGATGAAGCAATACCTGAGTAAGCAACCATACGATCAAAAGGCACTGACAGCCGCAAATGATGCTTTGCGTAACGCGGCTATCAATGAGTCATTGGGTGCGGTTACAGCATGGCATGGCTCCCCGCACAAGTTCGATAAGTTCGATATGTCGAAGATTGGTACGGGAGAAGGCGCACAGGCTTATGGGCATGGGTTGTATTTGGCTGAGAGTCCAGAAGTTGCTAAGAATTATAGAAATGTTCTGTCTGATACGCTTGAGGTAAAAGGTGACGCTCTCCCAATAGAAAAAAGAGCCGCACAGATGGCGCTGACTTTTGGGGATAACACAGCAGACGGAGCAATTAAGTGGTTGAGTAAATTTGAAGGGAAAGGTGCAAATCACACTGCTCCGGCATTAACCCCTGAGATTATTCAGTCAGTCAAAGCAAAATTCTCTGATGGGTCATTTTCACATGGTGGCGCACTCTACAAAACCGACATACCCGACGAAGCAGTCGCCAGATTCCTAGACTGGGATAAGCCACTGAGTCAGCAAGCACCGGAAGTGCAGGATATTCTGTATGCAAAGGGAATGGATAAGATTAAACCTGGGGCAAGGCTTACTATGAGTGGTGACGCTTATTCCCCTGTTGGCGAACCTACAGGTGCAGACATATATAATCGGCTAAGTGAAATATATGGCTCGGTTGGCGGCAATGGTTCTGCAAAATCAACAGAAGCGTTTGGTAAGTTAGGCATCCCCGGCATCCGCTACCTAGACGGCGGATCACGCTCAGCCGGTCAAGGCTCGTCCAACTTCGTATCTTTCGATCCTGAAATGATCCGCATCCTAGAACGTAACGGACAACCTACCGGACTCCAGCCTTGGGCTAAAGGTGAGTGGAAAGGTCTGCTAGACGAACCTGCGCCAAAACTCACAGAGTTCGAGCAAGCGCAAAAAAGTTTCAATGATTTATCTTCACAAGTTGAGTCTGCGAAATCGGCATTTTCTAGCGATAGATCAAGAGCCAATTTGAACGAATACAACAGATTGTTGCAGGCTAGAGATGACGCACAATCAATGATGCAGCAATGGCAACCAAAGTCGGCTGAAATTCCAGTTGATTACAAAGGTCAGCATTCTGCGCCTATGAAAGATAGTGGGGCGCCTCTTAATGACATAACAAAAGGAGGGTATTACCCTGACGATGTTTATGGAATGAATGGTCTGCAATACTACGGCACTGGTAACGATAATCTTGACCGCGCCGCATATTCTGTCATTAGAGGCGCAAAAGGAAATCCAACTGCTCAAGTAAAAATGTATAGGGCTGTTCCTAATGACGCGCCAAATGTAATCAATAATGGCGATTGGGTTACAACTGTTCGCCAATATGCAAAAGAGCATGGTGATAGCGCATTGAATGGTGATTACCGCATAGTTTCAAAAACCGTTCCTGCAAAAAAGCTATTTACTAATGGCGACTCATGGCTTGAGTTCGGATACGACGAAAGCGGAAAGATTGATCCTAGATTGCTAGGTGCTATGGGAACCGGCGGATTGCTCGGACTTTGTGGTTACTCATTGATGAATGACAAATGACCCTAATCACTGACTCATACCGCGCACAACTCGCACAACTTCATGCGGAACGTCCTGATTTTGGCACGTCTAGCGCGATGTATGCGCCTATCGTCAAGAAACTGATAGCAGAGTACAGGCCGAAGCAGTTTATCGACTACGGCGCCGGGAAACAGGCTTTAAGGATACACGTTGGCACTGGTTACATTCCTTACGATCCAGCGATTGAGGAAATCTCAGCACCTCCTGGTCCTGGTGACATGGTGATGACTTCGGATGTATTGGAACACCTTGAGCCGGAATGTCTCGATTCAGTGATGGACGATCTGCAACGGGTTACGCGAAAGATTGGTTTCCACGTTGTCCATACTGGTGCTGCACTGCACCATCTTCCTGACGGCAGGAATGCTCACATTATCCAAAAACCTCCAGAGTGGTGGTTGCCTAAGTTTATCGAACGATTCGACATCATCCGATTTGATAGAATGTCGCTAGGATTCATGATCCTTGTGGCCAAGAAAGGAAGTATCTAATGGCTGACTATACATCGCTACAGACTGATGTAGCCGATTGGGCAATGCGTGATGATCTTGGGTCAGTCATTCCGTCCTTTATCGCAAGGGCTGAGGAAGAAATCTTCAAAGCGCACAATACCCCTTTGAGAGTTCGTGAGATGGAAACCGAAGTTACTTTGACGGTTACTTCACTCGCTGCTCAACTTCCTGCTGACTTTCTCGAAGCGCGTTATATCAAACTGGATAACGATACGCGAGACACGATCTACTACTTCCCACCGGAGAAGTGGAAGCCGTCTAGTTCAGGTTACTTCACTATCGTAGGGACTGAAGTACGGTTGCCTACCGGAACGAGCAATAATCTCAAGATGGTCTATTACGCCAAACCTGATCCACTGGCGACGACTAGCACGAACACGATCCTGACGAACTACTACACCGCCTATCTTGAAGGTGCGTTGAAGTTCGCATTCTCATACATGCGAGACTTTCCAAAGGTTCAGATTGCACAGAATGCACTGGATAACTTTCTGAACAACGCTAACCAGAAGAACAAGTCTATCCATATCGGTTCCATGATGGTGGTGGCAGAATGATACCGTTTTCCGGATTCGCGCCTGACCTTCCTCCAGAAACGCCTGGAATCTTCACGGACTGCACGAATATCATTCCGTCTAACGGGATGTTCATTTCCGCACCTTCTGAGGTTGATGCTGGACTAGGCGCGATTACCAGTGCTTGTCTAGGGTTTGCGGTAACTAAGAAACTTGATAACACGGTACGGGTGTTTTGTGGAGACTCTTCAAAACTCTATGAACGGTCATCTTCTACATGGGCTGACAAGTCAAAGGCTCTCGGTTATACGCTAGGCGTTGATGAGCGTTGGAGATTTGCCCAATTCGGAAACATTTCACTCGCTACTGCAAAGACGGCAACGGTTCAATACATTGATGCTGGTTCTACGTTTGCCGATGCCGGAACAGCACCAAAAGCCTCGATCATTGAAACGATCAACAACCAAGTATTCCTGATGAACATTAACGGGATGGGATTTGGTGATGACGTAACCCGTTGGGCGTGTTCTGCAATCGGAAGTTATACCGACTGGACTCCTGCGGTATCGACTCAGTGCGCTTCTGGTCAGCTATTGGATAGTCCTGGCCCGATCACGGCAGGAAAGAAGTTGGGCGACATTATCGTTGCCTACAAAGAATCCGCCATGTATGTCGGTCAATATGTAGGCGCGCCGTTGATCTGGGATTTCCGTCGCGTTCCTGGTGACATTGGTGCGCCATGCCAAGAGGCAGTAGTTTCTACAGGCACGGCACATTTCTTTGTCGGGCCTGATGACTTCTATATGTTTGACGGTTCTCGCCCAACTGCGCTTAATTCTCCGGTTAGAAACTGGTTTTTCTCTAACATTAATAAAGCGTTTCTGTATAAAACATGCGGAACATTTGACAGGGTAAATCAACGTGCCTACTGGTGGTTTGTATCAAGTGGATCAGGTGGGGCACTTGATAAATGTATCGTCTATAACGTCAAAACAAATCAATGGGGAAAGATTCACAAAACCATTGAATATGTAGCCGAATACATAACCGCTGGAATTACATACGAAGGTTTGGGAACAGCATATTCAACCTATGATGATCTTCCTACCTATATAAGTTATGACTCGCCATTCTGGAATTCTGGTGGATCGGTTGTTTCTTATTTCGGAACAGACCATAAGACTTATCAACTTAGTGGAGTCTCTGGAACGTCAAGTATTGTCACTGGACATTATGGAGATAACATTAACTATTCGACACTGAGAAAAATACGCCCACGGTTTATAGTTACTCCGGCCACTTCTAATTGCGATTATTCATATTCAAATACTGATGCCTCTACGTTTTCAAATAAACGGACGGCCAGTTACTTTGAGAATTGGTACAATCTATTATGGTCTGCAAGGTGGCACAAGATGGAATTCACCTATACAGGAAACATGGCAATTAGCGGATTTGATCTTTCAATAACCGTCGATGGTGACGAGTAATTAGCAAAGTAAATTTCGAGCAATGAGCAAAGTAAATTCCGACCCTAGATTGCCAACTGTAAATGACGAAAAGATTCGTCCATTAACTCAGCGTCTATATGAGTTATTCAGACAATATGCCATTGCCCACAATAAATCCTATATGTGGGATACAGAGGGAACAGCGGCTCCGACTACTGGAACGTGGGCTATCTCTCAAATGTGCAAAAATACTGCACCATCAGAAACAGGAACAGCAAGCAGTAAATATGTCGTTGTCGGATGGATTTGCACGGTAAGTGGAACTCCTGGAACGTGGCTTGATATGCGAACATTGACAGGAAACTAATGAAACTCCAAATAGTTAATCCGTCTTATGTGTGCCAGATATGGCCGAAGATAGAAACAATGTTATCCAGAGCGATGGATAAGAGTCAAAACGAATTCAACATTCACAACTTGAAGCTATATCTTACTGAAGGCAGGAATACTTTAATCGTTGCAGAAAATGATAGCGGAACGATTATAGGAGCATGTGCGGTTCAGTTTGAAAAGTTTCCAAACGATAATATCTGTTTTATTAATGCGATTGGTGGCAGAATGATTGCAAGGATGGATTTGTTTGAAATGTTATGTGATTGGGCAAGGTCACAAGGATGCACAAAGATACGTGGCGCAACTTCTGAAGCTGTAGGTAGATTATGGCGGCAGAAGTTTAATCTAACTGAAGTCTACAGAATCATGGAGAAACCATTATGAGCAGCGGCGGATCAGCACCTCCTGCAAATACTACCCAAACGACCACTAAAGAGGTTCCGCTTTGGGCGCAAGGTTCAGCACAAAACCTCTTGGCACGTGGCGAGGCATTGAGCAATCAGCCTTACCAGACCTATACCGGACAACGAATTGCCGGAATGACTCCGCAGCAAACGACCGGACTAAACATGGTTCAGAATCGTGCGCTCAGTGGATCACCTGAAGAACTTGCGGCACGAACCAACTTTACCGATACGATGAGTGGCAAGTATCTCGGTCAAGGTGCTGCCTATAACCAGTATGCCGACATGAATAACCCGTACCTTCAAGGGATGGTTAATCAGTCAATGAACGATGTTTCCTGCAGGGTTAATTCTCAGTTCAATGGAAACAACTACGGGACTACCGCACATCAAGAGACACTTACAAGGGGTCTTGGTGAGGCTGCAAACAATGCCTACGGTCAAGCCTATAACCTACAGGCGCAATTGGCCGATGCTAACGCAAACCGACAGCAGAGTGCTTATTCAAATGAACGGAATAACCAACTGCAAGCCGCAGGGATGTTGCCTCAGTACCAGAATATCGACTACAACAACGCGCAACAACTGATCGGTGTTGGCGATATTTACCGGCAAGAGTCTCAAGACGTTCTCAATAACCGCTATGAGGATTGGGCGGCTGCACAGAATCAGCCTTATCGCCAGCTTGATGTTTTGGGAAACGCGCTAGGCTCTGCGGTTGGTGGTCAAGGAAACATTTCTGCTACTGGCTATCAGTCAAATCCATATACCTCTAATCGCCTTGCAAGTTCAATCGGTGGAGGTCTTGCTGGTTATGGACTTGGCAATGCAATCAATGCTGATTACGGCGGTTATGTTGGCGGTGCGCTAGGTGCAACTGCGGGTATTTTGGGTGGTTGATCTTGAGTTAATCAGCCCTGAAGATTTGCATACGGTATGGCAGATCGTCAGGGATGGAATGCTTAAATCATCCGAGTATTCAAACGATCAATGGATACCGGAAGATGCATATTGTGCGATTAAGGCAAATCAAGCCTCGTTATATCTATGGGTTTATGAATGTGAGCCAATCGGGCATATAATCATGCAAAAGAAGCCTACATATTATGGATCATGCCTTCACATATGGTCACTTTATGTAGAACCTGAGCATGGTGATTTGATTGATAGCAACATGAATCAGATTGACGAACTCGCACTAAGGTTGAAATGCCACCGCATTAGTTTCTGGTCGCCGCGCAAAGGTTGGGATCGTCGGGCAGAAAGACTAGGGTTTAGTCCGGTAATGACGATTTACGAAAAGGAAATGTGATGACAGGCGTAGAAACAGCGGCGGCATTGGCGGCGGCAGGTAGCGCGGCAGGAGCAGGAACGGCAACAGCGGCGGCAGGGCTTACAGCGGCAGAGATTGCGGCGGCAGCAGCAGCAGCAGAAGCGGCGGCAGCAACAGCGGCGGCAGGCAGTACGATTGCGGCTGGAACTACTGCGGCTGAAATTGCGGCAGCAACAGCGGCGGCAGAAGCGGCGGCGGCTGGAGGCGGTGGATTGCTCGGCGCGGCTGGTGCTACTACAGGGATGGAAACTCTTGGCGGTCTAGGAACAGGAATCACCGCAGGCGGTGGCCTTGGATCAGGACTATCAACCGCTGGCGCTGGAACGCTAGGCGGAATGGAAACGCTAGGTGGTCTAGGAACTGGTCTATCGGCAGGAACTGGAACCGGCGCAGGTGTCGGGGCTGGAAACCTTGCGGCTGGATCGATGGGAAGCGGTATTTCATACGGTGGCCTTGCTGCACCAACAGGAATCGGTTCTGCCACTCCTTTGTTGAGTACTAACGACTATTTCCGACTTGCCCAACAGGGCTACAAAATGGCTAACGGTCAGGACAAGCAGCAACAACCTGGTCGCGCTCCAATGGTTCCTGGAAGCCCTGAAGAAATGGCGCAGCGTCGGCGTAACGGGTTTGGCGAACTATCTCCGTATCAGAATCGCCAAGGCTTTAACCCGCGTCGTTATGGTGCGAATGTTCGGCGCGGATTGCTGGAGGGTTAATCATGGGAATACTTGAAGACACCTACGGGCCTGAAGTCGGTCAGATGATGGCGCAATACGGCCAAATCTCTCAAGAGGCAAAACAGAAGGCAAAGAACGATGCACTAATGAATGCAGGTTTTGCAATGCTTGCATCCAATGGACTTGGGGCTACGCGCAATCAATCGCTAGGACGTGCGCTAGGTGCTGGTGGTATGGCAGGTGTAAATACCTACAACAACTCGCTGGAAGACGCGCAAAAGCAGCAATACGGGCAAATGCAGATGGCTGGTCAGATGGAGAAACTTATCGGTCAGCGGAAGAAAGCGCAGATGATTGCCCAATTCCGAAATAGTCTCCCAGAGCAAGACCGTCAAGTGTTCGATGTTGCTCCTGAAGACTATATCAAGAATATGCCTCAATTCCAGAAGCAACAACTTGTTGAAATTTCCGATCCTAACGAACCTCTCCGAACTCAAAAGGTCTGGATGCGTCCCGGTGAAACTCAAGGCACGGTAGCTGGATTGGGTTCAATGCCTGAATTGCTTGATCCTCGCATTCAGGATGTGAAAAAGAGCATTGCTGCGGCTGGCCGTTCTCAGCAAAATACCAATGTTTTCAACAACACAAAAGACGACTTCAAGAACGAACGAGACTTGCGTAACGACTTCTCTGGATTGCCGACCACAAAAGCATTCAACGAAGTTCAATCCGCTTATGACCAAATCCAAGTAGCAATCAAGAAAGAATCTCCGGCAGGCGACCTTGCGGCAGCAACTAAGATAATGAAGATTCTTGATCCCGGTTCTGTTGTTCGAGAGTCTGAACTTGGCATGGCTATGGCGGCAACCGGCGCTCTCGACAGGCTTGTTAATTATGGCGACATGGTTCTAAAAGGAACCAAACTAACGCCTTCTCAACGTAAGGACTTCGGGCAACTTTCTCAACAGCTTTATGGTGCCGCATCTGATCGTTACGACCAGTCTGTTAAAGAGTATCAAGGCGTGGCAAATGACTACAATCTAAACCCTGATCGTGTAGCCAAGCCTTCCAAGAGGTCATCCATTGGCGCTGGCGGGTGGTCTGCAACGGTTGTTAAGTAGGAGGCGCTATGCCTAAGTTCAACGTAACCTCTCCTGATGGAACTACCTACAGCGTAAATGCTCCTGAAGGTGCTACAGAAGACGATGCTATTGCATACATTCAACGCGAACACTATCAGGCAAAGAATCCATCTGATGTAATTCAACCGTCTGCCGGAATAGGCGAGCGACTTGGAAACCTTTACGAAGGGGCAAAACTTGCAGCATCAGCACCATTCATCGGAGGTGGGAATCTTGTAGGAATGGTTCCCGATGAACGAGTAAAGCAATTCAAGCAAGACGTAAGCGCAAACATGGATAAGCCTGGAGGATTTGGTGGTCAGGTAATCGGCGGTGGATTAGCTGCGGCTCCGGTAATGGCAATTCCTGGTATGCAAGGGCCAGCGGCTCAAATGGCGCTTGGTGGTCTTTACGGGCTGACCTATCCGGCTGAAGGCATGAAAGAACGTGCAATCAATACCGGAAGCGGAATTGCTGGATCAGGAGCAGGGTATCTTGCTGGAAACCTTCTGAACAAGGCTAATAGTCCGTTCTTGAATTCTGCACAACGCAAGGCAATGGACGAGGCTTCCCGTAACTCAATGCGTGATGCTGCTTTGGCAGAAGGTCAAGCGGCTGGTTATGTTATCCCTCGTTCTGACTACGCTCCTAGCTTTATAGGAAATCGCCTTGAAAGCATTGGTGGCAAAGCCGCTATCAAACAGGAGTCCGTCCGTAGGAATCAGGAAGTAACGAACAAACTTGCGCGTGAAACATTGGGGCTTTCTGACGAAACTCCGATTTCAGTTGGAACGCTTGAGAAAATTAGAACAGATAACGGAAAGGTCTATCAGGAAGTTGGAAGACTCTCAAAAGTTGCGGCTGATGATCTTCAGGCGTTGAAGCAGGCACGCTCTGATGCAAAGGCATGGTATGAATCATACAATCGCTCGGCAAATCCAGAGCAACTTACAAAAGCCAAGGAATATAACGACATTGCCACCATGTTGGAACAGTCGTTAGAGCAACACGCCGCCAAAGCCGGAAAAGACGAATTGATCCCTGCGCTCCGTGAAGCGCGTAAAAACATCGCACAGACATACACTGCTGAACGAGCGTTGAATAAGGCAACTGGCGACGTTTCTGCCCCTGTGTTGGGGCGTTTGTTCGATAAGAAAAAGCCGCTTTCAGGTGGTTTCGAGACAATTGGAAAAATGAATGCAGCGTTCCCGAAATTCACTGGGAATGCTTCTACAAACCCTGCCGCTGGAGTAAGCAAGTCTGAAGCGATTATGGGGCTTCTACTTGGCGCTGGAGGTGCGGGACTTAGTGGAAGTCCATATGGAATGATGGCCGCAACGCTTCCGCTGTTGAGTCATCCGGCTAGGTCTGTTGCTCTATCTAAACTTCTGCAACGTCCAAAAAGTTACTCACCTGGATTCACTGCTCAACTTGCCCCACGGTTAGGAAGAACGCTTCCTGGCTCTGGGTCTGCGGCTGCCATTGGATTGCTTGAAGACTGACCATAAAAACATGATTAACCGCTTTGAGCTTCTAAACAACCAGATATACAGCACAGCAAAGAATGGCGCGATTGCCATGCCTAGAAACACCTGAGAATTCATTTTTGTCCTTTATTTAGCGAACGCCGGAGAACATTATGGCCGTACCAACTTCCATTTCTGATTGTAACGCAACTGCGGCGAATAACTCTCCGGCTGGCTCTGATTCGATTGGAACGTCGCTAGATGATTATCTCCGCGCTCATGCGGCGATTCTACGTCAGGTATCTGATGATGTAATCCATCTTGCAGGCGGAACGGTAACAGGCCAAATCAAGGGAATTACGCCAGTTGCGGCGGCTGATCTGGCTCGAAAAGATTACGTCGATACCATGCTTCCAAAAGCAGGCGGAACTGTTACCGGACAGATTAAGGGTATCACTCCGGTTGCTGATGAAGATTTGGCGCGAAAAGATTACGTAGATTCTGCTGTTTCTGTGGTTAATACTTCTTCTGGAACTTATACCCCAACAATTAACAATTCAGTAAATCTTAATGCACTTGGTTCAACGGCTGGATTTTCTTACACAAGAGTTGGAAATATTGTAAATGTCACTGGAAATTTTTCACATCAAGCAACTACAAATGGAACATTGACATCAGTAAGAATAAGCCTTCCAGTGGCATCTAATTTTTCTAGTTCTTCACAGGCTAATGGAGTTATTGTTAGTTGTGATAGCGTTCCAACATCTGATAGGTCGTCAGGTACAATATATGCAGACACAACAAATGATGCTTGTGTAGCAAGATGGTATCCAACGCTTAATGGTGTTGCAGGTATTGCTGTTGTTAGTTTCTCTTATCAGGTCATTTAACATGGCTGAACACTGGCAGAAACTACTGGAACACATGCCTTTAGTATCAATGGTTGCTAACAATCAAATCAATCGCTTCGAGTTCAAGGATTTGATTGGTTCGCTTGTGGTTGGGGTTGCCTCTGCGGTATTTGCCAGTTACATCACAGTCAAGGAATTGACCGTAGAAATGCGTTATACGGCGGCGCAACTTGTTCGGCTAGAAGCGACTGTTTATCAAAAGTTGGACATGATTACAAAAGAGGATCAAGAATCGAGAGAGCGCCTTGCTCGTCTTGAGGAAAAATCAGCAATCATACGCAAAATGGAATGAACGGTTGGCGTAAATGAGCAAATACGACTCAATTCTTCAGAATGACAATGTTCAAGCCTTTCTCTCCCTGATTCGTCATACGGAAGGCGCTGGATATACGACGCTATTTGGGGGTGGAATTGTTGAGAATACTGAAGATCACCCACGGATTGCCGTCACGCGCACACTAGGCGGCAAGCCGATCACTTCTACGGCGGCGGGGGCATATCAATTCCTT